CACAGCACAAAGGCACAGCCCATGATCTCCCGATCCACCCCGTGAAATATCCTGGAACACTCACAGTGATTGTACGGCGGCAATTGTCAAGAAAGTACGAGCTGAGCATGGCTCTACTAACCTGATAGCCTCTAAACAAGATGGCTTCGTAGACGAAATGATAGGTTTATTAAATAAACAAAAAAAAATAAGTACTTCCGCTGGTTTGATTCAGGTGACGTACCTTCACAAGAGTTTTTAATGAAATTATGGCATATATGCCGTCAAACTCCTCAAATAAAGCACTGGATACCAACTAAAGCAAGGGAGTTATTTAGTCCTATTACATGGCAATGGCTTGAATCTCTCCCTAATGTCAAAGTACGCTATTCTAGTCCAGATTTAGATGATAATGTCGATAAAAAATATGGTTCTATGGTAATATCTAAGTATTATCAAGGATTATCTAACACAGCTTCTTATTTTCAATGTCCTTCAAGCCTTCAAGGTAATAAATGTTTATCTTGTCGGGCTTGCTGGAGTAAACATATAGAAGTTATTGCTTACCTTAAACATTAAGAGGGGGGATCAAATGAGCATCTTCAAACCATACAAATACCGCACCAAGTGGATTGGTATAGGCGGAGGCGGGATCTCCTGTCCATGCTGTATTATCACTCGAACAACTAAGGAAGCCAAACAAGCCTTCAACAGGCAATTCAGGAGATATATTAAACGTGAACTAAGGGGAATTAAACATGACACATTCATATGATAAAGACCTAACAATGACCTCTTCACACCCAGTATCGCGTAAAATTATGGATATACCCAGAGTAATCTCGCATTTCTTCCAAGGCTTTAAGGGCTTAGGAGACTCTAGGAGGATAGCTATTATCATTAAAGAGGGTTCTAAGTTTGACTATCTTGTGCCCCTAGCTCGACCTCTGCGAATTAGGAAGGTTTTAAAGGTCGACCGTAAGTATTGGGAATTCTCTTTATCTCATAAAGAGGAAAACCTCTTAGAGGATACAATCAAGGCTATGCAAAGCTTTGCTAAAGATCAAGAAGATATATCTGAGCCTATTAGAGTGCTATTAGAGTACAACTGTACCAGTACCCTCTCTATACACCCTCTATAAATATCTTAAGATATTCTTAAGAGGTATTATACTGATACTGTAGCTATGTTATAGATCTGTAACTCAGAGTACTCTCTACTCTCTTTACTCTCTGTCACTCAGATAGGGGTATGTCTCTCCCTGAAGGGGTATATTTTTTGTAACTAATTATATATATAAAATAAAGGATATAAATAATGTTTAGTTTAAATGGTAGGTGGGTCTCATCTATTCAGGCTGATATGTATTCCGGCGCTTGTAAGTTTGGTTTTGCTCCAGAGGCATACCCAAGAGAGCATGACCGAGCATTCTATGGCTATTATCCTGATGATCCTGAAGCTGGGGAAGGCAGGGTATACCCTTGTAAAATTATTTATAAAAAAGATGAAAAAAGTCTTGACTCTTGATCTAAGTATGGTAGTATTAGGATAGAGGGAGAAATATAGCAACCCTCTAAGAAATTAAATCAACCTTGGCAACCGTTCACTTCCCTGTAGCGGGGTATAAGTGGGAGCGGTACCGCTTAAATCTCTACCAGTAATGTCATGACAATGGCGTAGGGGCCGAAGCGGTGTGGCTGGCCCTAACAGGAGCGCGTGCGTGACAACCAGGGAGATCACCAGCCACATGCTAGGGAAATCAAACTAAAAAGGAGTAACAAATAATTATGACTAAGTTTTCTAAACTAATCTCAATGTCACGTATCAATAATCATGTCTCTCAAAAGGAGGTAGTCTTAAACCATCTAATGTCAGGACGTAACCTGACTCAAGTTACCGCCTCAGCCTTATACAGAGTCCAGCGGTTAGCTTCCAGGATTCATGAGCTTACCAAGGAAGGCTATGACTTCAAGCGCATTCGCTGTGTTGATGTCACGGGTACTCCTTACATTATGTATAGGTTAGCTGGTGCATATAAACAGCCTACCAACCCATCAATAGATGGTATTATCTAATGACTGACCGAATGAGTGACAGCGAGATTGAAGACACCACTTACCATACTGACGATGAGTGGTTGTATCAGCAATGGGAACTGGCGCGGGAAGCGGAGAAGAAGCTGGAAGAGAATCAAAAAGTATTGTTAGAGCATGAAAAGTTAAAACTCGAAAAAGAAAATAAGGAGTTGAGGTTTAAATTGTGGCCCATTGAGCAAACAAACCGGCAGTTAATAGAGGAAATACAAAAACTCAAAAAAGAAATCGCTTTGCGGGACATTGAAGACGTGGCGCTCGAAAAAGAAAATGAGGACAAGAGACAGGCCATGACAGAAAGAATGAGTGATGAGAAGTTGCAATCAGAAATACGACTTACTGGATTGGCTTACAGGTCTGATTCACATTCACTGAACATTATTCTTGAAATTGAACGAGCGCGGAAAGCGGAGAAGCAATTAGAGTGGAAGCTAAAATGTGGTAAAGAACTTGTCGCTGACCTCGAAAAAGATAATATCGAACTTGTAACAAGAGGCGTAACTGTTCTGGAGAGAAGTCTTGAGAGAGCGACAAAGATTAAAAAACTAGAAAAAGAAAATGATGATTTGAGGTCTAAACTCCAAGATAATATTATTGTGGATGTTGGCTTAGGAAAACCAACTGGCCCTGCAAGAGACAAGCCATGACTGAACGAATGATTGTAGATTGGTTGGGTGTAGATAAACAAGTTTGGCAAAATGTTAACGAGGGCGCGACAAGTTATTATTACACAAAGCCAATACCGCCGACCATGTGGTTGGCATCACCCGAAGGAGAAGCGGCGATGATGGATAAGTTGGGGGAAGAATTTCCTTTATATAGGTTGATTTTTATAAAGGAAAAATACCCAATCAAAGATAGCACGGATATTTGGATTTTCAGAATAACCCCTTGGTATAACGATGCTGACACCCTTGATCCATTTGAAGGAAAAGCCAAAACACGCAACGCCGCCCTGCAACTAGCAGTCTTGGAAATGTTGGAAAGGAATTAAAATGTTGTTTAAAAAACAAGACAGAGCAGATATAACTTTAGGTCTAGTAACATTCTGGGTTACAGCTTTGGGAGCAGCTTGGGCTGCTGTTTATTTAACCTTTTGGGGTTTATTGGAGATTATCAGATGGATAACTGTGTAGCCCTGATTTTGGCGATGTTCCTTCAAGGAGGTCCATCAATAGAGTTTTATGAGAAGTTTGAACCACAACCATCAGGCTCAATATCAATTAAGGTTGCTTCAACCTGTCATAGTGTTCATATACAATTTAATGGCTACTTTTGTCCAGTTGGGAAAACCCAGATGGGTAATAAAGTTGTTAGAATAGCCACTGATACTAACTATATGCGTTATTGTTATGTTATAGAGAAAAAACCTTTTGGTGTGATTAGTGATGGGGAATTTAAGTCTATAATAAAGGAGAAATAAGCGTGGCTAATCAAGATGAAGATGAACGACAAGAAATGGTATCAATATCTAGGGTTGAGTGGGAAGCTCTAAGGACAGAAGCCGCCATTTTATCTGTTCTTAGAACCACCTTGCGTAATCTATGTTCCGATGAGTATGCTAAAGGAGATATCTTCACAGCAACATCCCCAGATAAAATTGAACCAAACGAAAATGGGTGTTGATCTAATGACTAAACAAGAACTAGCTGAGAGCATGGCAGAGTTTTTGGGATATGTTGCTGGAGGAGCATGTGAATCGCTCCAAGAGTTCTTTTACCATGAGTTGAATATACAGGGGTGGGATGGAGATATGTCTGATATAGAACTTATCTTCTCCCCTGATGGATTCTTTGCTGTGTGGGATAAATTGCCGGTTTGTAATGTGGATTTTTATTCCAGTGGTGGAGATCGGAAGGGGTGTTTACTGGAACTTGAAGGGGAAGAACTTGGAGGCTATGGCCCAGACCGCTACAGCGCCTTTTACTATGCCGTCCACGAAATGAGAAAGAAATAGTTTTATATGCTAGGTGAACTCGAAAGTAAAGACTCTAGGTGCAAGGATGGTTGGCTACATGATTTTAGTTCGTGGTCACCATCTCTTTATTATGAGTCTAAAGAGTTAAGAGTTTTTGAAGCAAGACAGTGTTTAAGATGTGGTACATTCCAGGAAAGGATGGTAACTGACGATGCTGATGAATCCGAAATGTTCGAAGTGTAATAGCAATAGAAGGGTTATATCCAGTCATAAGCGACCCATTGGAGCGATGTTTAATGGTGGATCTCCAGCTAAAATAAAGTGGATATATTGGTGTCTAAATTGTAGGTATGAATTTAAAGGACAACAAGTCAATGGGTGATAAAATTATTACAATAATTGGAAATGTTTTTTTTGCTTTAGTATTTGTTTGTGGTGGTGTTATAATTTTATGTGGTTTTATATTGTTTCTAAAATTATTTTTTGGGGTGATGTTTAATGGGTGATAATATCATAGCAGGTCAAAAATCGCTTGAAGAAGAAATGATAGCTATGGGTAAACTCAGGTATCAGCGTGAAGTTCAACAAGCAATCCAAGGCCAGCATGAATCCACCACTCCATACGGACTTCAATTACTGGGTTCTGGTGCTTTACGGGTAACAAATAGGATCGCTGAACTCATTAAGGAATTTGAAAAAGGTAAACCTCTTCCCTATTATAAACCTCCCCTTGAAATGCTACGCCGCCTGCCTATAGATGTTACAGCTTTTATTGCTTTAAAGGTTTGTGTAAATCATTTGTCCCAACCTGTAGCTGTACAGAAGGTAGCAATGGATATAGGCTCACAACTGGACGATGAATACCAGCTTAGGCATTTCAGGAAGCTTAATAAACCACTGATGGATGTTGTTCAACGAGACCTACTTACTAAGACTACAAATTATCGTAGACAAAAAAATATTTTAATGAGGTCAGCAGCTAAAGCTGGGATGAAACCTGATGATAAGATGCTACCATCTATCAAAGTAAAAGTTGGAATTATACTTATTGATGTTATTTGCAGTGAAACAGGAATATTTGAATGCAAGCGCATAACAATTGCTAAAAATAGGACACCAATCCTATTCTGTGCTACGAATAAATCATTACGGTGGATCAAAAACAAAAATAGTATCTGTGAATTATTATCACCTGTTAAAATGCCAACACTCATACCTCCGAAACGCTGGACACGTATTGATGATGGTGGTTATTTTAATTATGTTGGTCAATTAGTTAAATCTAAAGATGCTAGTTATCTTGCCGAACTTAATATCCGTTTTAAAAGGGGTGAAATGAAGCAGGTATTGGATGCTGTGAATTCACTCCAAGAAACTCAGTGGCAAGTTAATAAAAAAATATTAAAGGTAATGCAATATTATGATGATAAAAATATCAGCATACCCTGCTTACCAGAACCAGAAGATCTAAAACAAAAGGATTACCCAGAAAATGCCCAGAACGAAGAAATCATTGATTGGAAAAGAGCAGCCACCAAAGTTTATGCCGAAAACCTTAGAAGAAAAACTAAAAGAATACAACATGGTCAGCTCCTTTGGATGGCTAATAAATTCTGTGGATACAAAAAAATCTTTTTTCCTTACTCCTTGGACTTTCGAGGCAGAGCTTATGCTTCTTCGACTTTCCTTAACCCGCAAGCCCAGGATACAGGACGTTCATTATTATTGTTTGCTAAAGGCAAGCCATTAGGAGATTCTGGGGAAGCTTGGTTAGCTGTACACGGTGCTAACTGCTGGGGTTATGATAAGGTATCGCTGGAAGACAGGGTGGAATGGGTAGCCGAACATGAGGAAATGATTGTTGATTGTGCTTATGCTCCTTATATTAATACAGAATGGATGGAAGCAGATAAACCTTGGCAATTTTTAGCTTTTTGCTACGAGTGGATGTGGATGGATCAATATGATGATGAGTATCGCAATTGTCATATTTCTTATCTACCCATAGGCATTGATGGTTCCTGCAACGGTCTCCAACACTTCTCTGCGATGCTCAAGGATGAAGTAGGTGGAGTAGCAGTTAACTTAACACCCACAGATACCCCACAGGATATCTATCAGATAGTTGCTGATAAGGTTAAGAAAGATACACCAGATCTAGATTGGGTAGATAGAACACTGGTTAAACGCCCTGTGATGACCACGCCTTATGGGGCAACTAAGTGGGGTATGCGAAAACAAGTGGAAGAAGAATTAAAAAAACAGATAGAGAAGGGACACAAATTTCCTTTCCCACACGATGATCTCTGGAAACCAGCAAGTGCTCTTGCAGACAGTGTTTGGACAGCTATTGGAGAAATTGTAGTTGCTTCACGTCAAGCTATGTTATGGTTGCAGGGAATTGCTATGCAGGTTTCATCTTTAGGTGTAGAAAGTATGTATTGGTATGTACCCTCTGGCTTCTTAATCAAGCAAGCTTATGTGAGACCTGTTAAAAAACGAGTAAAGACAGTATTAAATGGAAAGTTTGCATTTCTCTATATTATTTTTCCTTCTAAAAATTTGGATAAGCAAAAACAGATAAACAGCATAGCCCCGAACTACATACACTCACTTGATTCTAGTCACATGATGGGCACAGTTAACGCTTGTGTTACCAAAGATAACATGGACAGTTTTCATATAGTGCATGATAGTTTTGGGGTTCATGCTTGTGATGTTGAGCAGTTAACCCAAAGAGTAAAAGAGGAATTTATAAAGATGTATGCGGAAACTAATCTCTTAGAAGATTTTAGAGCAGAGATTGGGAGATCTTTACCAGATGGTACAGAATTAACAAAAGTTCCTAACCAAGGAAAATTAGATTTAAAAAAATTAATTGATGCAGATTTCTTTTTTTCATAAAGGATAAAATAAATGGAAATTTCAATTATACCAAATGCTGTTGGACCGGGAATGTCAACGCCTGCGGGAAGCGGTCCGAATCGATCCGGCGGCGCCGTCATCCACGTGACTACCTTGGCTCCCGATGGGGTTGGTTCATTACGCCGCGCCTTGGAAACTAAAGGTCCACGGATAGTAATTTTCGATGTTTCAGGTTATATAGAACTTAGAAAAACCCTCAAGATCGAGGAACCCTATCTGACCATTGCCGGTCAGACGGCCCCGTTTCCAGGTATTACGATTAAAGGGGCGGGGTTGAGAATAAAAACGCATGACGTTTTAATTCAGCATATCAGGGCACGTGTTGGGGACAACCTCGACGGACCAGATCCTAAATCCAGAGATGCCTTGTCAATATTAGGATCTCCTGAAGGGACGTATAATATTATTGTCGATCATGTTTCGATGAGTTGGGCTGTAGATGAAAATCTGGAAACTTGGTATGAGGGGGTCTATGATGTTTCTATCACAAATAGTATTATCAGCGAGGCTTTATGGCATTCTATACATCCCAAAGGCCCGCATTCTAAAGGGGCGATAATTGGGTCGGGTATTCGGAAATTTTTGATGCTTGGAAATCTATTAGCTCACAATGACCAAAGAAATATTTTGGTTGGTGGCGATACGAGTACGGTGTTTGTTAACAATGTTGTCTATAATTGGCACGGGGCTGGTAGCCAAAGCAATGCAGGAGACTATTATGGTGGTGTCATGGATGCCAGTATTGTTGGCAATGTCTATATAAGAGGTTTGGATAATCGTTTAGGCAATCAAACCATTCCCATACAAATCCAAAGTTCGGTTGCTCCAAAATCACGGTTCTATATTAAGGACAATGAGGCCATAGAGAGATCAGATGACCCTTGGTCGGTTGTTAGAAATCTTGCTTCAGATTCTATCAGGGTGGATATATCACCTAATTGGCCTGTCTCCCTCATAGCTAAAAAAGGGAATGTGGTAAAAAATTGGGTTCTGGATCATGCCGGGGCGCGCCGGTCGGATGGAGAAGCGGTGGACTTACGCATTATCAATGATGTTAAAAATGGAACGGGTCGAATCATTGACAGCCAGAATGATGTTGGCGGCTGGCCTCCACTGGCTGAAAATGTCCGTGGCACCGGCGGCAATCTCGCGTTGTTCGTTCCCTCAAATGAAATTCAAGCGAGTGGGTACACCAAAATTGAGGAATGGTTGCACCACTTGGCCGCTAAAGTCCAAGGGGGATGGGAAGAAATGCCTATAGAAATTCAAAAGGAAGATGATGAACCAATTGTTATTCCTACACCTACAATCAAAGATGGTTTATTGCCAATAAAAAAATATATAAAAAAATATATCACTAAAGTAAAAGCAGAATTAAAACTTTTACAGAAAATTTTAAAAATCCTTCAAGGAGATGATAATGAGTAGTATGTTATACACAGCTACGGCAAATGGGAATCTCCAGAGAGTCTCTGAGGGTATGATGGAAATTATGAACTCCTTTGATAAGCTGGATACTAAGCTGACCAATGGAGAAAAGGCAGCAGCAATTATTGGGTGCTTTCATGCTATCGTTACAGGACCACTCAAAGAGGAATGCTCAAGTTCTGATCTTATTCAAATTGGTTGGAAAATGAGAAGTGAAGCTAAGAGGTTAAAGAAGAGTGCATATGCAGGAGCAGTAGCATATGTACAACGTGAACTGCAGGATTATTAAAAGGAAAATATTTATGTCTACACAAAATTCAGATTTTATTACAACATGTAAGTATACTACACCAGAGTTTAGAGCCGTCTGGCCCGCCCTTACGGGTAAAGGCGCCCTTTATAAAGGTAAACCAAAGGGAAAGTATGAAGTAAAATGGACTTTAGAACCAGGAAGTATGGAAGCTAAGACAATGAGAGAACACCTTGAAATTGCAGAGAAAGAAGCCTTATCCTTATATGATGATTGGGAGATGAAGTATCACCCCTTTAAACCCGATAAAGACAAAGATAAAAAACTTACAGGATTAGATTCTGTGGTATTTACTTGTAGTATGGAACGTAGAGGTGAACATTATGATATTCCTATTCTTGATGACTGTGGTTTTAGGTATTCAACAAATGTAGAAATTTGGGGTGGTACTCTGATGGAGATTCGTTATACTCCACAAGCTTACAATACCGAACAAGCTAAGGGAATTAGGTTTAATATTGTTGCTATAAAAATTGTTGAATTGGTCAATTCTTCTACAGGTGGCGGTGATGTTAAAGATGGTTTTGAATTTAAAGAGCCTGCTCCAGATAGAGATAATCCTATTATTACTCGTTTTCCAATAGATATGGGAGGAGATAGCAATGAAAAAGACATGGCCCATGATGAAGGTGAAGATGAGCAAGAAGTCCAAATCACTTTCTAGAGGTATCAAAGAGGGTTACAGGTCTGGTCTAGAGGAAACTCTAGGCTTGGACCTTAGGATTAGGGGCGTAAAGCATAGATATGAACCTTTTAAAATTGGTTATAAAAAACCTGAAAGTGACCATAACTATACCCCAGATTTTATCTTGGAAGTGTCTTCAATTATCATCGAGACAAAGGGACGTTTCACGCTGGAAGACAGGAAGAAACATCTTCTTATTAAAGAACAGTGGCCTAATCTAGATATTAGATTTATATTTAGCAACCCCAAGAACAAACTTAGAAAAGGCTCACCTACCACTTATGCTATGTGGTGTAATAAACATGGGTTTAAGTATTCTAAAAAGGTTATACCGGAGGAGTGGCTGAATGAATAACGAAGATGGATTTTATTTTATTATAATGGCGGCGGGAATGTTATGTAGCTTTATATTAGGTGTTTTTGTAGGAGAATTTTAAATGAGTGAATCTATATTAGTTGCTATAATTATTGTGGGTGGAGTTGTTGCATTAGCTTTGTTACCCGCTGCTTTTAAAGCTTTCAGGCTTTTTAAATATATTGCAGAACCTCCTCCACACCCACCCCTACCGGAGGAGTGGGAAGATGAGTGAATTACTAAAAAAAGCCATCAGGACAGAGATAGGGTTCTCTAGTTATGAACCGTGTCCCGCTTGTGGCTCTAGAGACAATTTAGGACGTTATGAAGATGGTCATGGCTTTTGCTTTGGCTGTCATTATTATGAACATGCACACAGTGCTTACATTAAGGGGGAGCATATTATTAATGAGCAATACACCGAGAGAGTGGCTTTTACGACAAAAGGGACATATCAGGGCATTGAAGCAAGAAAAATATCTAAAAATATTTGTAAGCAGTACTCATATTCTGTTGGAATTGTCTATAACAAGCCTTGCCATATCGCTAACTTTTATGATTCTGAACGTAAGGTGGTAGGTCAGAAGTATAGGTTTGAGAATAAAAAATTCAGCTCTGTTGGGGATTGTACTGGGCTATGGGGTAAGTGGCTTTGGACTAACGGTAAAAAGATTGTTATTACTGAGGGAGAGATTGATTGTCTTTCTGTAGCGGAAGCCCAGGATGGTAAATGGCCCACGGTGTCAGTACCTAATGGTACTGGAGGAGCTAAAAAATGTCTCAAAGAAAATCTGGAGTGGCTTGAACAGAACTTTGATGAAATTGTCCTGATGTTTGATATGGATGAACCAGGACAGACGGCAGCTAAAGACTGTGCTCAATTGTTTACTCCAGGAAAATGTAAAATTGCTAATCTCACAAGAAAGGATGCTAATGAATTATTATGTGCTGGCGAACCCTCGCGGATCATTAGTGGAATCTGGAATGCAGCGGTCTATAGACCGGACGGTATCATCAATGCTAAAGATACTATATCAGAAATTTGTAATGCCTACAAGTCTTCTGATTCTTTCTATCCGTGGTCTAGGCTTAACGAAATCACAAGAGGTATTAGATTGGGAGAGATCGTTACTTTCTGTGCCGGTACCGGGATTGGAAAGTCCCAGATTATGCGTGAACTTGCTTATCATATTATTAAAGATGACCCAAAAACAATGCTGGGATACATCGCCTTGGAAGAAAGCCTCAAAAGAACCGCATTTGGACTCATGAGTATTGAGGCTAATAAACCATTGCATCTAGATAAAAATTTAAATGAGGAGGAACTCCGTGATTACCACAGACGAGTATTTGAAGATGGTAGGGTATATTTGTATGACCATTGGGGGAGTCTTAATAGTGACAGCCTTCTTAGTAAAATTCGGTATCTTGCTAACGGGTGTGGTGTTTCTTGGATTATCCTTGACCACATTTCTATTGTCATTTCTGGTATGGAGGGGGGAGACGAACGAAGAAGTATAGACAACCTTATGACTAATCTTAGAAAAATAGTGGAGGAATTAAATGTCGGACTGTTACTTGTGTCACATCTTAAGCGTCCAGAAGGCAAGGCGCACGAAGAGGGAGCTAAAACTACCTTGGGCCAACTCAGAGGTAGTGCGGCTATTGCTCAGCTTTCAGACATTGTTATCGGTTTGGAACGCAATCAACAAGATGAAGAAAGAAAACATTTGTCGACAGTGCGTGTCCTTAAAAACCGATTTACGGGAGACACTGGAATTGCTGGAGAACTTAGGTATAACCCTGAAACAGGAAGGATGACTGAAGAAGATAACATAATAGATGAAGAGGAGGTTAAATTCTAATGCAAGGTTCATTTAAAAATTGGAGTGTTGCAGAAATTCTTAAAGCTTTTCATAGAGAGTGGCAGGGTATGAGAAATAAGCATGAAAATATTCAAGGACAATTATCTTCTCAAAATGCTGATTTAAGGAATCTTTGGAGAAGTCATGAAGAATTAAGAATGACTGTAGCTCAAATGAAAGATGACTTGGAGGTGAAATTCTAATGTCAACACGAGCTGAAGATGTACAGAGAGCATCATATGAAGCTCACGAAACTCTAGTAGATTGGTGCAGGAGGATTGAGTATACAATTGATGAGATTAAGAAGGCTTATCCGGCTGAAGAGGATGCTGTAAATATTTGGAAAGCTATTGAAACTCTGCGAAGTGATGTTGGTTTAATAAAAACAATAGTTTTACAAAATAATCCCTCTCCATTATGAGCACTCTTATATTTGACCTAGAGTGTGATAATTTACTTCCTGATGTTACTCAGATTTGGGGTATGGGTTACTCATGGTATGGGTATGGTCGTAGTGAGATAACGTGGACAAGAGATATTAACCTTATATTGTGGGTACTTAAATGTGCTGATACTCTTGTAGGCCACAACATCATAGGCTATGACCTCCCTGTACTTAAGAAGCTTTTAGGCTGGAAGCCACAGCCAGATCGAGTGATCCACGATACTCTAAGATTTTCTAGGTTGATCTATACGGATATTCAAAGAAAAGATAAGGTAGCTAAAAATTATGAGATACCCTCTGAGTTTAGAAAAAGACCACACAGCTTAGGCGCATGGGGTGCCCGTATGGGTGAGCCTAAAGGGACACCCCCAGCTTTTAATGTGTATTCGCCTGAGATGGCAGAGTATTGTAAGCAGGACATTAGAGTAACTATAAAGCTTTATCAACATATGCTGGATAAGAATTATTCAAAGGAGGCAATAGAACTTGAACATGACTTTTCACGAATTATTCAAAGACAACACGAGTACGGAGTGGCCTTCGATACCACAAAAGCTTCAGCATTGTATGTGCAGTTACATAAAGATAAAGAGATTCTCACGAGGGAACTTCAATCTATCTTTCGGGGTTATTTTAAGCCTGACGGAATCTTTACGCCAAAACGTGATAACATTAAACGAGGCTATGTTGCTGGCAGATCGTTCACTAAAATCAAATGGCATCCGTTCAATGCAGGTTCCAACCAAGATATATCAAGAGTTCTCAAACAAAAATATGCTTGGAAGCCTAAAAAGTTTACTCCCTGTGGGGATGCCGCAGTGGATGAAACAGTACTTAATAGCCTTAGCTATCCAGAAGCAAAGCAATTCGCAGAACTAAAAGTCATTGGTAAACTCTTAGGCTACCTTGGTGACGGCAAGGAAAGCTGGCTTAAAAACGAAAAGAAAGGAAGATTACATGGCACAATTAACACTAACGGTGCGGTTACCGGAAGATGTACACACAGCAAACCGAATCTTGGGAATGTTCCATCAATTAGAGCAAAATACGGAAAAGAATGCAGAGAACTCTTTACAGCAGGTGATAAGTCTTCTGTATTGCTTGGATTTGACGCATCTGGACTTGAGCAGTGTGCGTTGGCAGGTTACCTCTTCTGCTGGGATAATGGAGATTATGCAGAGTGGGTCGTATCGGGAACTAAAGAAAAAGGGACTGACCCACATTCGTTACAAGCAAAAATCCTTGGAGTATCTAGAGATACTCAAAAAACTTGGTTCTATGCCTATTTGTACGGAGCCCAAAATCCAAAACTCGGCTCCATCTTGGGAGGGGGAAGCAGTGCAGGAGAACGCTCACGCAAAACGATGGAAGGAAGAATACCTGCTTTAGCTAAATTACAAGCGGCAGTAAAGAAGAAAGTTAAAAACCCTGGATATCTTATTGGCTTGGATGGGCGACATATAAGAATCAGGTCTGAACACGCCGCTCTTAACAGCCTACTTCAGAGTGCGGGTGCAGTGCTTATGAAAAAGGCGTTGGTTATTCTTGATAAGTTTTTACAATCTCTTGGCTTTACTCCAACAGAAGATTATGAATTTGTTTTGAACGTACATGATGAGTGGCAAGTTGAGTGTGCTAATACATCAGTAGCCGAGGTTGTAGGAAAGGGTTCAGTTATTGCTATGAAAAGAGCAGGAGAATACTTCGATTTTAAATGTCCTTTAACTGGAGAATATAAAATTGGCAACAATTGGTCAGAAACTCACTAGAAAAGAAATAATAGAGATTGGCAGGAAAAAAAGAATATTTAAGAATAGAATAAGGCTGGTGGCTTTAACTAATAACCATTGTATTGGTTGTAAACTTCATCATCCTGATCCATCTTTTTTTGATTTTCATCACATTAGATCAAATCCTTCTAATGTAAAAGTTAGTCGTTTGTATGGTTATGGTTGGGAAACTCTGTTAAAGGAAGCAAAAAAGTGTGTTATGCTTTGTCCCAATTGTCATAGAATCACACATTTAAGGCTTAAGAATACTGTACGATCTAAGAGGTTAAAAAATGAATAAAAAACTTTTAATTGATGGAGATATAGTTCTTTATAAAATTGCTTTTGCCTGTCAAGA